AAACTCGTTCGCGCTGAACCCGTAGCGAACCTATACGAGCAAGGAATGGTCCATCATGTCGGAGAATTCTCGGACTTGGAAGATCAGATGTGCTCATACTGTCCGGAGTTCTCGACAGAAAGCCCGGACGAACTCGACAGTCTAACGTGGACCGTTTCAGAGTTGAGCGGCCAAACTATGATAGCTAGGTCATGGTAATTCATAGAAAGGGAACCAATGAAGACTACAAAAGAGATTATGGATTCTATCGTAAGTCGTTTCACCTATCACAAGCCGTTGTTGGGTCAACCGGAGCGTTACTCCGAAATCAGACAGAAGGCTTTGGACTTGGCCACGTTGATTATCGCAGCGTGTCCCCAAAGCATGGAGGTCTGGGAAGCAATCAAGAAGATCGACGAATGCGCCATGTGGGCGAACGCTTCAATTGCTCGACACGAAAACGCAGTACGGCCCAAATCTCCCAACAATGTAGATGGCGGACAACCCGAATGAAAATCAAAGTCATTAGCGACGAGAAACACGCTGGTCTGAAGTACTATTGGTTTTTCTGTCCCGGTTGCAACAAGCCACACATGATAAGTTCGACGTGGTCTTACAATCGCAACGTTGATAGGCCGACTTTCAACCCGTCCATTCGCGTTCAGGACGGCGAGACGAAAACCGTTTGCCACAGTTTCATTCGGGATGGAAGAATCCAGTTCCTGGATGACAGCCATCATTCGCTTGCGGGACACAGCGTGGATCTGCCCGATTGGGTCGAACCTACTTTTGATTAGAAAGGGAACCGATGGGATTGTTTAGGACGACGGTCGAGTACCAAGCGTCAGTAATCACAATTTCTTACAACACGGAGACGAACGTGTTGTCGTGCGCCGGTCAGGAAAACGTTTTCGGACTTGGTGGGTCGTTCAGTATCGGACGAGATTTGAATCGAATCGTTTTCTGTTTCGGTTCAGTAGAGGAAACTTGGATATTCGAAGACATCAAACTTGCGGTAGATGTTCTTTTCCACATACGTCAGTTACTTATTGAGATGGCAAAGTAGTCATTTACAGAAAGAGGACCAAAATGCAAACCGAACCGACAAACGAAACGATCTTGGGCGATGCCGTGGAGACCGCCGTCGAAACTAAGAGACCCTTGGACGAGCAACTGTGGCAGAACCTCCAAGCCACGGTCGCCATTAACATCGACAAGGCAGACCGTCAAGTCAAAAGCCACGAGAAGGTCGGCATGAAGACGTCCCATTACTACCGCTGGATGGGCGTCCGAACCGCAATGGTGTTTATGCAGAATTACTTATTGTCAGTGCGGACGTCTACGCCTCAAGGCGACGTTTCCGACACGGTCCCGACCACAGACCCGAAGTTGGGCTAAAGTCGCCCCACAGGAACGGCCAGACGGGTAATTCGTGCCAAAACAACGAGGCTCTTTCACAATTAGAATTTGGGCAGAACTGGTTTTCACGTTATGTTAATGCCAAGTAAGTTTTAATTGTGAAATTCTTAGGAATGGATCATGCGAACTATCGAGGAATTCCGGTTGAACCTTGGGGTAACGGAGTTGGCCCTGACGACGGGAGCCAAGACGTTGTCTGCACTGGTCCGACGCGGAGTCCCTTTTGTTCATGTTTCCATCGATAGGAAACAGACCGATACGAAACGGAAGTTTATGTTGTTTGATAAGAACGACGACTTGTCGGATCTTCCGTTGTCGAGGTTCGTTTGCGAGTTGGATGTCGAAGGCAAGAACTATGATCTGTTCGAAGAATTCGTTTTATCCGGAGAACGTCAATGAATAGCGATAACATGGACGACGTTAGAAAAGCTATCATGGAGATCAATGAGGCGATTCTCTCTCGTCAAGACTTATTGTCGAAAGCGGGCGTCGCTTCTCAATATGGCGGGAAGCGGGACGTTTCTGAAGCGTGCGGTTATCCGCCGTCTTTGGAGTTCTACGACTTCATGGAGACGTATTCGCGGGGCGACATCGCCAAGAACTTGGTTGAGGCGTATCCCGATTACACTTGGTCTTCCGATCCCGTGGTTTTCGAATCTAACAACAAAACCAAGAAGTTGACCAAGTGGGATAAGTCGTTTATCAAATTCGTGAGAAAGACAAACTTATTCTCCGTTATGCACAAGTTGGACATTTTGGCGGGGATCGGACGTTACGCCGTTCTTCTTGTTGGCTTCCAAGACGGGGATGATTTGAGTCGTCCCGTTGAAAAGGGCAAGAACGTTATGTACTTGCAGCCCTATGGAGAGAACGCCGCCATGATCTCCGAGTGGGTCATGGACAAGAAAGATGCCCGGTATGGTAAGCCGCTCATGTACCAAATCACCGCCGGGATGTCCACTACGTCCACCACGGGCGGAACGGTAGGAATGTCGCTTCCGTTCACCGAAACGTTCCCGGTTCATTACAGTCGCATTATCCATGTTGCCGACAATTGTTTGGAGAATTCGGTCCACGGTATTCCGCGTCTTCAAAACGTCTACAATCGTTTGATGGATGTTATGAAAGTCGCTTCCGGTTCTGCCGAGATGTTCTGGCGCGGCGGGTTCCCTGGCTATTCATTCGAAGCCAAGGACGGGGTTCAACTTCCCGAAGGTGACGACTTGAAGAAGATGAATGAAGCCATCCAGGAATACGTCCATGGGTTGAACCGATACTTGAAGCTCCAAGGGATTGAAACCAAACAGTTGAACCCGCAGTTGGAGAGTCCGAAGGACCATTTTGATATTCAGTTGTCTCTCATTTCCGCCGCTTCGAAAATCCCGAAACGGGTTCTGTTGGGTAGCGAACAGTCCGTCCTCGCTGCCGACCAGGATACCAAGGGTTGGAACAGTCGTGTCATGAGACGTCGTCTTCGGTTTGCCGAACCGATGATGCTTCGTGCTTTGATTGACACGATGATGAAGACGGGCATTTTGGAATCCGTGGACGATTACGAGGTCAAGTGGCCCGGTCTTGATTTTGCTGATGACGAGAAGCAGGCCGACATCGCCAAGAAGAAAACCGAGGCCATTGTCGCTTACTCCAATTCTTCGGCCAACCAACTGGTCCCTCCGAAGGCATACCTGACCGACATTCTTGGAGTAACCGAGGTCGATTCGGAATCGTACATGGAACAGGCGCTCGACGAATTGGAACTTGAAAACGAGGAAGACGAAATCGATGTGTCAACTATGCCGTCAGGAAAGACAGAACCTCAACCCGAAGTTGTCGGCAAACCAACAAAAGAAAAAGCCGAACCGACTCCTAAAGCAAAGAAGGGTTGATTCATTCAGTGCCGATCCGTCAAAGACGTTGGCCATCAGGAATCGGTTCGTAAACGGTTTGAAGAAACGGTTGCAGAAGTTCAAGACTTCCGTGACCAAAATGATAATGGGCGAGGGATCGTCTGGTTTGTTTCATGGTTCTCCTTTCCAAACCAACGACTCTCGCCCTCTCTTTTTCGAATTTAAACGGATGTCCGAAAAGAATAAGGCATTAGACGAGTGGGTCCAAGAACAGATTGACAAGGGGATCTTGGAACGTCCTGACGATGAGACCAACGCCGATAAGTTGTGGACGACCGAACCTCTGTTCTCCGCGTACAAGAAGGGCGTTCTCCGTGGATATTTGGATGTCCACAAGAAGGACTTGGCCGAGAAGTTTGGAGTTGGCGCGTTGACTCAAGAAGAATTCTTGGCCCAAGCATTCATCAATCCTGTCTACATGAACCGTGTGAATTTGCTATTCACCCGCGCGTACGAGGACTTGAAGAATATCACCAGAGACATGGCCAATCAAATGTCCCGAACGATGGCCAGAGGAATGGCCGACGGGTTGGGCTTGAACGTTATCGCAAGAAATCTTAGACGAGATGTTGATAATATTGGTTGGCGTCGTTCCATACTTTTTGCACGAACCGAAGTCATGTCGGCCCACGCCGAAGGGCAACTCGACTCGTTCGAAAGTTTCGGGAATATCGGCGTATCAGTAGAAGCAGAAATACTCACCGCAGGAGATGAGCGCGTTTGTGAGAGATGTTCTTTGATAGCGTTTGTGGTTTTGTCAATCGAAGAAGCGAGAGGTCTTTTGCCACTTCACGTATGCTGCCGCTGTATTTGGATACCATCAAATATTGGAGAAGAACAAACATCACAAAAACGTGGACCCGCTCGTGAAAATGCGCTACGCCAAGCTCTCGGTTCGGAAAAATACGAATATCACTTCAAGAAATAGACTTAAATTTTATTAAAATGAATTTTTGACAAACCGCATGTTTGTTTAGAATGTTCGGCATACAAAGGAAACGATGATGTCCTTGAAAACCAAAATCAAAAAGAGCAATACGATGAAGAACCAATTCGGCAATCTGGCCGTGAACATGTCGGCGCTCGCCAAGGAAGACAAACTTGACGGCAAGGACTACTTGGTCTTCCCGGTGATTTTGGCCAAAGAGTGCGTCATGAACGGACTCCTGTACCCTTCCGAGGAACTGTCGAAGACCGCCGTGGCCTGGAATGGTCGGGTAGCCGTCGTCTTTCACCCCACCGATGAAAACGGGACTCCGATCTGCGCCAATCAAAAACAAGTCATCGAAAATCAAACGGTCGGACTTCTTCTTAACATGGCTTACGAAACCGACACCACCAAACTCAAGGGAGAACTCTGGTTGGAAAAGGCCAAGGTTCCCAAGGTGTCCAGCCGACTTCAGGAACTTATCGATAATGGATCGAATGTTGATGTCTCCACCGGACTTTACTTGGACGTCATCGAAAAAGAAGGCGAGTTCGACGGAAAGAAGTACCGGGGGATCGCCACGAATTTCCGGCCTGACCACTTGGCATTGCTTCCGGATGGGAAAGGAGCTTGCACGTGGGAAGAGGGAGCGGGGTTCCCACGTACAAATTCCATGTCCACGGTCGAGATCATCCAAAGCTATCTGGACCAGACCGCCGTCACCGTCAACGAAATGAGCCATGACGAACTTCGTCGCGGGTTGTGCAATCTTCTCCCGCAGAACGGAGATAAGTCGTGGTGCTATCTGCGTGACGTTTATGATGGATATTTCATCTACGAACAGAATGAACCTGGCGGATGTGCCTGTCTGTTTAAGCAGGGGTACGCCGTGGACGCGAAAGAAGAGCTGTCCTTGGTGGGCGAACCCATCGAGGTCATCATGAAAACCGAGTACGAACCCGTTGCCAATAAGGAGCAAATCACAATGGATCGTAAGAAAGTGATCGACGGACTGATTACCAACAAACATTTCGACGAGACCGACCGGACCTTCCTAGACAACCTGACCGATGACCAACTCAAGAAGGTCGATACGGCCAGTCAGAAGAAGGCCGATACTGTCGAAACTCCCAAGACGAATTGTCAGGGCCAGGAAGCCGATCCCGCTGCGGATCACACGCCGAAGACCGAAACCGAACCGAAGATCGAGGTCAATGCCATGGACGCCGACCGCGAACAGTTCGGGAAGGTGCTGTACGAACGCGAACGCAAGCAGCACATTTCCACCATCAAGACCAACGAGTCCAATTCGTTCAGCGACGAACAGCTCGACGTTATGCCGTTGGCCGTGTTGGAGAACATCGCACGCTTGGCCGCTCCTATCAACATGCAGGGTGCTGCCGGTTCGCCCGTCGCCAATGCGAAGAAGACCATGGAGGTCTTGGAGACCCCGTCGTTCGACACCAAGAAATAACCGTCGGATCAAAATCGTAGAAATCAAATAGAACAAAACGAAATAGGAAAATTCAGGAGATTTAACAATGGCTCGAAACGTAATCAATGTGAATGACCACGACGTCCTCAAGCGGGAAGCGGTTGCCGCCGGCGCGATCACTCCCGGTATGCTGATTGCCCGCGCGACCACCGGGAAGGTCGCCGTCCACACTGTGGCCAATGGCGTGGCGCAGTTGCGTATCGCTTTGGAAAACCAGCTCTTCGGAAAAGGGATCGACGATGCCTACGCCGCCGACGACCGCGTTCCGTACATGATTGCTCGTTCGGGCGATGAGTTTAACGGACTTATCGCGGAGGGTCAGAATGTGGCCATCAGCTACAAACTGATTTCGGCAGGGAACGGCCTGTTCCAGAAGGCCAGCCCGACCGAGACCAAGGCCAGTATCGTGACGGGGACTTCCGGTGCGAAGAACGGGATCACCTACACTTCGGTCCTTTACGGATACGAAGGAAACGGGATCGAAATCAAGTTGGTAGATCCCAGTGGGGCCAATCAAGCCTTGGCCGTTTCTGTTACCGGAAAGGTAATTACTGTGAGTCTTGCCACTGGTTCGGGTTCGGCTATCAGTTCGACGGCGGCTTTGGTTGTCGCGGCCCTTATCGCTTCCGCTTCCGCTTCCGCTTTGGTCACTCCGACCCTGACCAGCGGAAACGACGGATCGGTTGCCGTGGTTGCTGCCGACGTCTACACGGCGGGCGGCGTCGATGGCCAGGGAGAGGATTTCTTGGTCGAAGCTCAGGAAGCCGTGAACGCGAACGCGGGAGTTGCCGCCCGTTGTCTGATGGTCGCCCGGTAACAGTCCGAACAAAACGTGTTTTAAACAAAACGAGAATAACGAGAATACAGGAGTACGAATCATGGAAGGTATTGTTTTGGATGCTGCGAACAGCAATAGCGATGTGATGCAACTGATGCAAGCGAACAACTTCAGCGTGAACGCTTGCCGTCCGTTCATCGCGTCGGACGGGAAATCCTACATTTCCGTCCCCCGGATCAACGCGAAAGGCGAGAAGGAGTTCGTGAACGTTCTCACCAACAACGCCGCCACTCTCCGGTACGACGAGTGGAAGTTCATCGATCAGCAAATCCAGAAGGTCTCCCTCATCAAGCGGGTGGTCGTTCAGGATCTTATCGATCAGGGATGCACCCGCACTATCGACGGGTATTCCTCGTCCGTCCTTCAGTGGGAGCGGATGAGCGATACGACCGGCGCGTCCATGGATATGGACGGCGAGACGGCAGGACAGACGGACGGTCAGACGTTCGATCTCCAATACTTGCCTCTGCCCATCATCCATGCCGAAGTCGGGATTTCGGATCGGCAGTTGATGATGTCCCGAAAGATGAACACCCCTCTCGATACCACGAATCTTGAGGCCAAGGCCATCAAGATCGAAGAGTACAAGGAAGACCTGCTCATGAACGGCGCTTCGGCGTTCAAGTTCGGTGGCGGGACCATCCGTGGCTACCTCGACTACGATGGCGCTCACACGTTGGCCTTCCAGGACGGTACGGGAACGCACTACGCTTGGGACAGCGCCAGTTGCACCAACGACAACGTCGTCACCGACGTCCAGAACATGCTCTCCCTGGCCGCGACCCATCGGTCCTACGGTCCGTGGATGATCTACGTTCCCCAGGTCTTCTGGCCGAAGCTCACGACCGATTATAAGACTTATGGGACGATTACCCTCGTCCAGCGTCTGAAGCAACTCGACCCGCGTATCTTGGACATCAAGGTCGTTCCGCTGATGACCGCCAAGAAAGTCTGCATGGTCCAGATGACTCCGAACGTGGTCGAACTCGTTCGTGGTATGCCCCTGACTACCATTCAGTGGCAGGCCCGTGCGATGGGTCGTCACAACTTCAAGCTCATGACCATCGAAGTGCCGCGCCTCAGAACCGACGCGAATGCGAATGGCGGCATCTTCGTCATGGCGTAAACGGTACTCATGCCGGTCGGTTGGGGTGGTTTGTTACGGATAACAAACCACCCCAACTTTAGTTTACTTTGTATTTTGATAAACGCTTTTTGAAAAGGAAAGAACCATGGCGAGAAAGAACACACAAGTTACCGAGGAAAACAAACCCGAAATTCAACCCGAAGAGACCCCGAAGGCGGCTTCGAAAGCGACATCAACGGGCGACCAGTACAAAATCCTTTCCGGAACGCACTTCCAGGATGGTCGCCTGTATCGGGTCGGTGAAGTGATCGAGAGCGACCGAAACTTGCCAGAGATCTTCGGAAAACTTAGGTTTCAGAAGGTGTAACGAAAAGGTTTTGAGGTTGGGACTATCCCAAACTTAGGAGTATAAAATCATGACTTTGAACGCACAGGTCGAAGCGAAGATTACCGTGGCAGGAATGAATTTCGCCCAAGTTTCCCTAGTCGAAGATGAGGGGTCCATAGCCTCGTCCATTAAACTTCCTGCGGGATTGGCAGGAAGTTTGACCACTCGCGGAAGTGCAACAGCCGGGACAATCACGAGTGCTGACCACAACATTCTCGACACCGATAAACTCGCCATCTTTTGGGAGGGCGATACGCCGGGGAGTAGATACAACGTCACTGTTTCCTCCCACACATCGACGACTATCCTGTTCACGGGAGGCGTGGGCGACAATCTGCCCCTCCAAGACACCGCTGTCGTTGTTGGTCGCCAGTACACCATCAGCGAATCCTTCGTTGGGAACAAAGTTTCCGTTTTGGCTGTTCAAGCCGACCAGCGGGTTTCCGTGTCATTCGAAAAGGCCGATGGAACTGTTGAGTTGGATAAGGATCTGGCGGCGGGCGGGCTGTTCAGCTATTCGGTATCCAGCGACCTGGCGTCCCCGTTTGCCGATCCGACCGCCACGGTCGAACATATCGATGTCGCCAACGGTTCGACGGTCGAGTGCAATTTCCAGATGGGAATTTTGTATAATTCCTCCACGGTCTAATTGATGGAGGTTCGATATAATGGTACGGGTGACGGACGACCAAGTTCGGTCGATCATTGAATTGGACGAAGCGGTAAATTTGGCTCCCTATATCGCAACGGCCAATCTTCTCGTCGAAGAGAGGTTGGTCAGTGCCGGGATGACCGAAGCTCGTCTGGCTCAAATCGAATTGTGGTTGTCCGCTCACTTCGCCGCCATTGCCAATCCCCAAGTTCAGACCGAAACGGTCGGTCCTCTCACCACCACCTATCAACAAAAATTGGGGTTGGGCCTCGACGCCACCATGTACGGTCAGCAAGCCATCGTCTTGGATACCAGTGGTCGATTGGGAGTTTTGAACACAAGCACGGGGGACAAGCCGATTGCCCGTATGGGAGTAATCGGAGTTTTGGGAGGCGACTAAAATGGCCGACTCCGTTAAACGTATCCTGAAAGAATTCTGCGTGATTTGGGGTTCTCCGGAACCTGATGGTTTCGGCGGGTCAACGTTTTCGAATCCTGTCCAAGCCAAATGCCGATGGGATGACGTGACCGAAGTCGTCATCGACCCCAAAGGACAAGACATCAATTCCAACGCAACTATCTATTTGGAAACTCCGGTAACGGTCCAATCCTACATCATGCGAGGACCAATCGATTCGAATACTCCGAACAACCCTACCGATTATCCCGGTGCGTTCCCTGTTCGATTGGTCAACAGTTATAGCCGACGAAATAAACCAACATTGTACGTGGTGCGGCTATGAGTACGCACAACATAGAAGGGCTTGAAGAATATCTTCGCAACCTGAAGTCGGTTCGGAAAAGGTATCATGCGAAGGCGTTGAGGGCGGTATCAAAGGCTGCTCTTTTTGTGTTGAGAGAAGCCCAAAAACTAACTCCGGTCGATCTTGGAAATTTAAGAGCAAGCGGGTTTGTGGTCGTAACCGGATTGGGTCCAAGTCATACTAAGTTCGAATTTAAGGACGACCCAAGCCGGGACAGCCATGCGAATATGTCATCGAAGGTCGCTTCGTCCACTAAAGAGACCATGGAGGTTGCATTAGGGTTGGCTAACGCCAACACAAAAGGCGTAGCGGCATACATTGCTTTCGGTGCGTATTATGCCCTGTTCGTTCACGAGGAAACGTCGATGCACCACACCGTTGGTCAGGCGAAGTTTTTGGAGACGGTTATCAAAACCCGACGCAATGAGATCATGAAGATCTATACCGACGAAATGAGAAAGCTTTTCTAATGTACAAAGTTCCAAAAATTATCACGACCCGTTTCGAAATCGATGGAAACCGAGTCCGCCAAATCGCGATTGCCCTACCAAAAACAGGCGCGGTGTATCCTGGATTTCGTGCTGGCGATGATGGGTATGTTCAGGCGGGAGGAACCTGGCTGGAATGGATACGTGACCCCATACAGATTGTTCCTGGCGGTACGGGCTATGAGACGGTTACTAAACAAAACAACTGGACGACAGGTATTTCCTACCAGTACAACTCGACTGGCCGTGCGGATCTAGTGGCCCAGGGTGGGTTGTTTTACATCTGCAAAAGCTCGCACACGGCGGGGACGTTCGCCACGGATTTAGCGGCTGGAAAGTGGGCGGTTACACCGTGGACGGCAAGTGCGGCGAACGTCACAACGAATGGAACTGTGACTACGTGGGATGCCGCTATCGATAACTGTCTTATGACGTATTCTGGCATCGGCCCATGGTCTGCAACCAACCCTACGGGGTGGCGGTTGCCAAATATGTTTGAAGCCACGTCGATCATGACATTAAACACGAATGGACCGTCCATAAACTCTACTGTATTCCCCAACAATGCGGCGTATACTCACTGGTGTTCGACTACTCGTTCTGCCAGTACGACCCAAGCGTGGTTCTTGTCATGGGACAACGGGTGGGCGTCGTACCAGGCTAAAGCAACGGCAGGCTTAATGTGTCGCCCCGTCAGGAGCTTGTTTGTTTCATGATTACTATATCAGAAATCAAAATCAAACGGTTGGCCAATGGTGGCCGTATCCTTATTCACCCTTCGGGAGTTCGGGTTCGGGAGACGGCAAAACAGATTGCTGACCGCAAGGCGGAGCGACGGGAACAGTTGGTCGGTATACAGACACAAGTTACGGCAGATGATGCATTGGACGATCGAATTGAGGCAATGGACCCGGAGGATGATACATGAAAGTTGCATTGGCTACATACGGGTTTACCGCGAAAGACCTGCGTACCGAAGTCCAGATCAATGCCGACTGGACGCCGAGCGAGTTGCTTGACGTACTGGTAGATGTAGTTCTTGGCATCACGGCGGGACGGATCGCCGGTGCGGGTTCGACGTACACCTTGACGGTCAAAATAACTCGTGGATCAGAAACTATCGTTCTGGCAAAAGAGCAATGGGTCGATAGTCAGGCGGCGAACATCCCCATTCAGTGCTCGCTTAGGTTTCCTGTTCAGCCGAGCGATGTCGTTAAGATTTACGCCCTATCATCCAATACCGCCGATACGAGTGTCGCGGGAACTATTTATTATTCGGCATACAACGATATTGCGGCCACGGCCATTGTGGATGCCAATGGCCGGGTGAACGTTGGAAGGTGGCTGGATACCGCGGTGACCAACAGCGCCGGAAATAAGCCGCAGGTGGATGCGGTTACGCTGGCCAATGCCACACCGAACAACTTGGAGGCAGGTGCAGCTATGGCCCTGGTTGCCGATCAGGTAGTCGTCCTGAAAGCGGCGACTCATACCGGGGCTGTTATTCCGACAGTAACGACGGTCACTACCGCACCGGCAGACATGGCTCTAAATTCAACGGTAGCCAAGGCCGCTGACACTCTTAATAAGGTCACGTGGACTGATGCCCGTGCTGCCAAGATAGATAATCTTGACGCTTCTGTTTCAAGCCGAAGCACGCTAGGAGGAACGGAACAAACGGGAGACTCGTTTGCAATAGTCAATAGTGGAACGAATGGGAATGCAGCTATCAAAACTGCCGTAGGAAATATCCCGGCTGCTCCATCTGCCGCTTCTGTGAGGGCAGAGATCGACTCCAATAGCACCCAACTGTCGGCCATTAAAGCGAAAACCGATAATCTTCCGGCATCCCCTGCCGCCGTTGGATCGGCCATGACGCTCACGTCATCCTATGATGCGGCAAAGACTGCGGCTCCGTCAAGCACCGCACTCGACAAAACAACGTGGACGGATGCTAGGGCAGGCAAGATTGATAATTTGGATGCGGCAGTAACGACGAGAAGTACGCTGACCGCTGGTGCAAAAATGGATTTAGTGGATGATCCCAATGCCACTGGACTTGGGAAAATAGTGTTGGCGGTTTGGTCAGCGTTGATTTCAGGAATGAGTGTAACAGGAAGTGTTGGAGAGAAGTTGAAGAATTGGGTTGTTGGAACGCCGCAGACGGGAGATTCATTCGCAATTGTAAACGACGCCACAAATGGAAATTCTGCCATAAAAACGGCAATCGGATCGTTGCCATCTGCCCCTTCTGCATCTGCAATAAGGTCCGAAATAGATTCGAACAGCACGAAACTTTCCTCCATTAAAACGAAGACGGATAATATTCCATTGTCACCCGCTGCGGTCGGATCGGCCATGACGTTGACTTCCGATTATGATAAGGCAAAGGGAGCAACCCAAACGTCGGACATCCCAACTGTTGTCCAAATTCAATCCGGTTTGGCAAAAACTTCGGAACTTCCCAACATATCAAACCTCGCTGAAAAGAGTGATGTTTCGCCAATTGGAACCGTGACAACCAAACTGTCCGGAATGATTCGAAGATCGGCAGACAATACCGAAGATTCCTTTAAACCAAAAGCGTTGGAAAATACGCCGTCTCCCTCAATCGAATTGAGTCCGGAAGATGTCGCATCTTTGTCCGAAGCGGTATCTTCCGGAGTCTTCACGGTGACAGGATTGTTCTCCGATGCCGCTTTGACGCCTTCGGAGATACTTGAACGGATTAATTCGTTCGCCCATAACGCTACGGTTGTTTCTGAAACGGACGATACCGTAACTGTTCAGTACAAGAAGTCAGATGGAGCAAACCATTTCCGACACGCAGTTTCGGCAAGCGGAAGGGTGGTCGCAGATGAATAAGACGTTAGAAAAAGGAAACGCCTTTTCGATTTTGACGGGAGGGTACGTCTATGAAAACGTTCTTCCTGTCGAGCCTTCGGGAGACAGTTTTGAAACGATTGTCCCCACTATTGTCGTTTCGAATCTTTTGGTTGCGAACGGCTATGGAGTTTTCAAATCCTTGACTTCGGATTGGGGAATATTCATATCCGAACAGCCCGACTCTCCCGATCAGTGCATCACTATCTACGATTCTTCGGGATCGAATTTAGGGAAGGGGATGTCGGGAGACACGTTGATACGACCTGGAATTCAAATCCGGATTCGCTCCAAGACGTATCCTGACGGGATCAGGAAGATCGGCGTGATAAACTCGTATCTTGATAACATCTCCCGTTCTCCGATCTATTCCGGGCCAAGCGTTATTGGGTACGTGCAAAACATCACTCGCCTTCAGGACTTCCTTCCCTTGGGTCGAGACCAGGTTCGTCGGTTTATGTTCTCATGCAATTACATCCTGACGATTGTCCGTACTTAATAATTTTTCGAAATAAGAGTTCTTCTATACAATCTGTGAAACAAAATTGGAGGTTTAATTATGGCACGATTGCGTGATGGATACCAGACGAGAATTACGTTCTCTACCGGAGCGGGAGTCAAATTTTGGGAGAAGAAAGTCACTCCGCCCGGCATCAAGGGTGGCGGCGAAATCAACACGACCGGGATGAGAAACACGGCGTGGCGCACCAAAGATCCCAAAAAGCTCAAAGAGCTTTCGGAAATGTCTCTGTCTGTTGCCTATGATCCGGCTTGCTTGCCGCAGATTTATGGGACGGGCGTCGGGACCGGGATGCTTCAGGTAAATCAACTCATCACCGTCACGTTCCCCGACACGCACACGCTCCAATTCTGGGGATGGTTGGAAGAGTTCACTCCTTCGGAACTGTCCGAAGGAGAGGAACCCTTGGCCGAAGTCAAGATTATGGTTTCCAACCACAACAACGACACGAGCGGGCCTCTTGGTTGGACGGAAGTCCCCCCGGTTTACACGTAATCTTCGGTTGATGTTGACCGATGAAGTTTTGTTCTGTTCTTGAAAGGGAAGAACCATGAAGAAGGAAGATTTGAAAGAGTTTCAGACGGTGGACATTCCGTTGGAATTGTCTACCAAACGGTCCTACGCCGACATTACCATCGACGGAAAGAACTTCCGTATGGTGGAGTTCGCGGGCAAGGACCGGGACACGTACTTGAGTTTCGTGTCCAAGAAGTCATCGCACGTCGGGGATCGCTCCGTCGTTCGGGACTTCACCGGGTTGTCCAGCCAACTCATCGCCATGTGCCTTTGGGACGTGGAGACGAACGAGTTGGTCAGTCAGTCGGCCATTGACGCCTGGCCGTCCAGCACGGTCGATGCGTTGTACAAGTTGGCCGCGAAGCTCAACGGCTTGGACAACGCCGCCGTTGATGAAGCTAAAAAAAAATAAACGCGAGTTCTGAGACGTTCGGTTGGTATCAACTGGCCGAACGTCTCGGAATGTCCGTTTCCGAAGCGCAGTCGAAGGTGTCGAGCAAAGAGTTTTTGGGTTGGTTGGCGTATTTTGAAAAAGAGTTTTCCGTCCGTGAAAAGACGGACTTCTATTTGGCCCAGATCGCCCAGACGATACACAATGTCAACGTGTCGAAGAAGACCGACGCAAAGCCGTTAAAACACTTTTTGTTGGACTTCAAGAACAGGGATGCCGAACCGAAGAAAAAGGTGTCCCGAAAGAAACAAATCGAGTGGAGTAAGGCCGCATGGCTAGGCGCGGTGGGTTTGGGAAACAAGGTGGCAACGTAACCGATGGAAAAGTCCGTGATGAAAACCCGTTGTTTAATGGCTGAATTGCCCACCCACCCGTTCCACAGCGACGATTTCACACCGCCCCCCGATGCTTCTGCCGTCCAATCCCCCGAACGCCCTATAAGTCGTTCTTGGAGGTTCTGCCGTGAGCGATGAATTAGTAGGGAAACTTATAGCCAAACTCGACCTGAAGACAGAAGGTATGGACGCCGGGATTTCCCATGCCGAACAGCAGGCCAAGCGGATCGGGATGCTTTCCCACAAATTCTACTTCGCCGGTATGCAACTGTCGATGGCGTTCACAGCGCCCCTGACGGCGTTGGTCTCCGTGGCGTCCTACCAATACCTGAAGTTTGACAAGGCGATGACCGAAAGCACGGCCATCATGTCCGACGTCACCCAGAGCATCCGCAAAGAGATGGAGGATACCGCTCATGCCATTTCCAATACATCGAGCTTCAGTGCGGCGGAAGTTGCAAGGGGTTATTATCACTTGGCATCGGCTGGCCTTAACGCACAACAAACCCTGAAGACTATTGGGATAGCGGAACGTTTCGCCATGGCGGGTCAGATGGACATGGGTCAGTCCACCGAACTCTTGACTGACTCCGTCAACGCCTTGGGATTGGCCACGAACGATACGGCACAATATCAAAAGAATATGTTGAGGATTTCCGACGTTCTGTCTCAAGCCAACAACATGGCTGCCGGAACAACACTAGAATACGCTAAGGCCCTGGCCAATAATACTGCCGCTGCATTTGCTCTCGTGGGCAAGTCGGCAGAGGAAGCGGTCTCCGTTCTAATGGCGTTCGCTTCCCGTGGTGTTCGTGGAGAGGAGGCGGGAGAAAAACTCGCAATCGTTATGCGCGATCTGCAACGGTCATTTATTGATAACAGATCGGTGTGGAACAATTACGGATTGGCCGTTTATGACGTGACAGGGAAGATGCTCCCATTTTCAAACATCTTGGGTCAACTTGAAAACAAGATGATGACGCTTTCCGATGAGGGGAAGAAAGTCTTGTTGATGCAATTAGGTTTCCAAGAACGGTCGGTCATGGCCACAATGGAACTCATCGGATTCACCAGCAAGATTCAAGAGTACGAAAAAGCCTTGAAGGACGCGGGCGGTACAACCCAGATGGTTGCAGATAAACAGATGAAAAGTCTGTCTAATCAGTTGTCGGCCATGCAACATAAATGGCAAACAATGTTTGATAATATGGCCAAAGGATACAACCCGCAATTGGGAAAGTTTATCGAAAATGTTGGGAAGTTGGCTGATACTTTTTCCAAATTAACTCCTGAAGCCCAATTTGTAATCATCAAGATGTTGGCTTTCCTGGCGGCGTTGGGTCCGGCATTTATGATTATGTCTGGAATTATCAACGTTGCAACGGCGTTTAGGACTGCCTTCGCCTTCATGGGCGAAAGCATCCGTGGGGCAGGTATGAACGTTCTGTGGTTCACCGGACAGTCATTGCGGATTTCTCAAATGGCGTGGGAGTTCTTGGGTGTGGGTCGAGCGGCCACATCCATGACAAGAAGCATTAGTGCGGCACGGGCGGCGCTCCGTGTGGAGAGGGAGACTCGCCACTGGACGCAACCCGTCATGAACATTCAACGGATCGGACAAGTTGGAGGGTCCGGAAGTCCCATTACGTATGCGACGGCGTTGATTCCCATCAACCGTACGAACATCGCCTTGGACTTGATGAGAAATCGAGCCAGAGATGTCCAATACGCATTTCAAAGGTTCGCTCTTAATTCTGCAAGGTCAATAAATCAGGTGTTTAATTCCGTTGCGAACTTGACAGGAAGCGAAGGGTTAGGGAAAATAGCTGTCGTATTGTTCGCACCCATGGCTATGATTATGGAATTGCTTTCTCCCATCACGTCCGGAATCATATCTATGGGAGAGAGTATTTATAATACGTTTTCATCCGGGATAAAGTTCGTATGGGAAATGGCGGCGGGTATCCAGAAACTCACCTTGCTCGAAATGGTGTTGGCGGCGGTCGGGTGGATCGCTAATCTTCCTTGGCTTGCCCTCATCGGCATCATGGCGGGAGTGGCCTCCGCGATTGCGTTGGTGGCGACGATCTTCACCGGGACCGGAATTACCATCGACAACTTGTGGGAAACCATTAAGGGGTTCGGACAAAACGTTCTGGGATTCTTCTCCCACTTCGGAG